CGCAACTTTCAAAGGACTTCACTGTGAAGTACTGTGTTCACGACTCGTCGATCTTCTTATCGACCTCGTCGATGATCTTGTTCGCCTTCTGGCCCGCGCCCTTCACGCCGACCTGACTGCCGCGCTCGTTGACGGGCGCGCGGATCACGTCGCTTGCCAAACTGATCGCGCTCTCGCGCTCCTTGGCTTCACGGTCGCGATCGCGGTTGTCGTTCTCGACGGCAGCGGTGCGTTCTTTGAGCGCGAGTTCGCCCGCACGCGTGTGCGCGTCCATGACTTTCGCTTGCGCGGTCGCGAGGTCGAGCTGCGTCTCGGGTTCGGGCGGTTTCAGGCCGCCCTCGGTGGGTTTCGGGCCGTAGTGACCGGAGTCGATCTTTGCCTGCACGTCGGCGGCTTTGGCCTTCGCCTCGGCGGTGCGCGCGTTCGCCTCCTCGACCTTGGCATCGGCCGCCTTCGCGTCGTTTTTCATCTGCTCCTGCATTTGCTGGAGCTGCGGCGGTGGTGCCGCACGCGCAGCCGGCGGCACGAAGAACTGCTCGGGGTTGCTCCAGCCCATTGCGTGCAACGCAGCGGTGTCGATGGCGATCGGGTCGTAGAGACTCGGGGACGCCTGCTGGAGCTGCTTCAAGCCCTGGATCTTCATCACGCGCTGACCCATGGACGCCGTGTTAGGATCGGCCTGCGGGACCAGCTCGCAGTTGTTCGCCGCCAGCATGAACTTCTGCTCGTCCCAAGCGGTGCGGCTCTTGCACTTACGCATCCAGAAGGATTCCGGGTGCTCCTTGAACACTTTCACGAGAAGCTGGAATTCTTCGGCCTGCGCCGCGTGTAAGCGCTTGTGGACGGAGTTCATGACCTTGACGGCCTGGTCTATCAAGGCGAGCGTCGTGCCCACGGGCGCCTCCGCGCGGCCCTCGCCCACCTGCAGCTCACTCGTGCCGCCGACGCGCTGCCCGGTTTGCACCATGTCCTGCACGAGCGCCATCAGGGGGGCCATGTGCGCGCTCTCGTAAGGCAGCGGCATCACGGCCTGGGTGATCGGCATGCCCTGCGTGTCGATCGGTGCCCCGCCGCCGGGTGGCACGCGGAACACGTTGGTGTTCTGCCGCGCCCCGCCCTTCGCCATCAGGAAGCCGGGGAAGTTCGCGAACATGCCGTTGTCGAGCATCTCACGCCACGCGGCGGTGACTGCGTTCGTGGTGTTGCCCAAGATGTGCAACAAGCCGATGTCGTAGAAGCCGAAGCCCGGCACGAACGTGTACTTGACGTACAAGGTTTTTGCCGTTGGCAACACCTTGTCGTCCTCGTCGTAGTTACGCACGATGGAGAGCATCTGCCGGCTGGAGCGATCAATCGTCACCTTGTACGGAATCTCGAGCCCGCTCTCCTTGCCCTCGTGCTCGTGCTCAAAGCCTTTCAGGTCCAGCTCGCAGCAGATCTCGTAGATCTCGCGATCGCGATCATCGGGACGCGTGTCGGTGATCGTAATGCCTTGCTGCGCTTTCTCAGCTTCCTGCTGCGAGTCGAGCGCCGCTGGCGACGGGTCCGGTAGATCCACGTCGCGATACACGCCCAGGATCTGCAGACGCTTGATCGTGGACTTACTCAAGTACGTGCGATGTGTGACGCGCCGTGCGTTCCTTACGTTGATCGCGTTCTGATTGACGATGATGTCGCTCGCATCGACCGATTCACTCACCGGGCGATTCCTGATCGGGCAGAAATAGACCTTCTTGAACGTCGTGCCGCCGAAGCCCAGCATTAGGAGCATGCGATCGGTATCGGGGTAGTACTCAGTCGCCACGGCGGTCAGGTAATGATTCATGTCGCGCTCGAAGGCGTTTGCGAGTTCGTCTTCCTTCAACTGCGCGTTGTTGTCGTCGTTGCGGATCTTGACCGGGCCGTCGGTTGGCAGCAGCTCGCTGCGCGCATTGGCCTGAAAGCGCAGCACCGCTTCGAGGAGCAGCGGATGGCGAACCTTCGACATGCCCTCGACGGGAGCGCCGTCGGTGCTGGAGCCCTGGACGTTTGGCAGTTCAATCTTGAGCCCCAAGAGCTTGATGCCCTGCGCGCGGTCCTCGATCCATTCGCGCCGCGACTCGATGTCGAGATCCACACCGCGCAAAAGATCATCGGTGACTCGGCCGCGCTCATCGTCGGTGAGCTTGTCGACCAAGTTGCCGAACCATTCGGTCGGGCCTTCGTCTTCCGGCTTGACGTTACCTAAGCCCTTGCCGTCGAGCGAGATCGAGATCGAGCCATCGCCGTGCTTGATCGTGACGATGTTGCCGCGCTCGTCGATCTCGGGCTGATCGTCGGGCTCAGGCGTGAGTTCGACTTGAATTCCCGGCGGCATTTCTGGCTCGTCGGGGACGAGCCGCAGGTTCGCAAGCCCCAGTCCTGGCGGACTCACTGCAGCTCCTTCGCGATCGCGGTGAGCAGCAATTGCGTGGGGCTCATGTCGCGCTGGAAGCGCTGCATGCCGAGATGCGCGGCGGTCTCCTCGCCGTAGGCGACCACTTCGTAAAACATCGTGAAGGCGTGCGGCGGCTCGCCCCACACGGTCACGAGAAAGCGGTAATTAGGTTTGCGTATCGATCCCGGCGCACGACCGAGTAAGTCCACCACGCACTGGCAGCGGACATTCGGCTCGTCGGATTTGAAAATCGCGCTCAACGTCTCTCCAGATCGGAGATCGTCGTGCGCCGGGCAGAGCAATCCGAGTTTTCAGGGGGCCAGCTTGAGCCCGAGCCCAAGCAGCCCGAGAATAACAAAGCAATCAGACCGGGTACAGCGGCTGATTCTGGTTGCGTGGGTAGATCTTGAAAGACTCCATTTCTGCACGGCGCTCGACCGCGCGCGAGATGAGCCCTCGATCCCGCAGGTAGCGCAGGCCCATCGAGGTCAAATCGACGTATTCGTCGTGCTTGCCGCGCGGGAATTGCCCGACTTGGGTCATCACGGCGTCGGCCCAGGCGCGCTCGGGTGCGTAGATGAGGCCTTCCTGGAACAAGTGCTGCACGGACACCAAGCGCGCGAATTTGTCCTGCGATTTGGGATCGAAGAGCTGCACCGAGAACTTTTCGTTGCTGTAGAGGCGCCGCAGCTCCTGAGCGACCGAGATGCCGGCCGCTTTGTTTTCGATCAGGAGGAGATCCACCTTCATGTCGATGCAGGTTTTCGCGGTTTTTCGGATCAACTCGTGGAATTCGTAGCGATCGGTCCAGGCGTGCGCGAGCATGACCTTCGGTGCTTCTTCGGAATAGGTGCGATCAAGCGAAATGATGCGCCCGTCCTTGTCGATGATGCGCCGCTCCTGCGCGCTCGCGGTGCCCGAGAAGATTCCCCACACGATCATGCCCGACGGGTCGTTCATTTGCTCCAGCGTGTAGGCGGTGTCGAGCGTACCCAAAATGAAATCCATCGGCGGATACAAATCAGCCTCCCAGAGCTGCCACCAATCGCGCTTGATGACGCCGCCGCCGCGCGGTTCGGGGCGCTGCTGGAGCTGACCGGCCGCGCGCCAGTCGCCGAGCCACGTCTTTAAGCCCGCGACCTCGTCGGGGCCGAAGCGTTCCGGCCAGAGCAGTTCGCCGGGCGTGGTGCGCGGATCTTTCCAGCCGATCGAGGTCGAGGTGCTGTAGATACGCTCCGGTTCGTACTCCATCGGCAGGCACAGGTGCGTCCATTCGCCGTGACTCTTGCTCAAGATATGACCAGTCAAGTCGTTTTCGCCCAAACGCTGCTGAATTTCGATCACGGCGCCCAGTTTTTGGTTGTTGAGGCGCGTGCCCAACGTGCCATCGAACCATTCGAGCGTGGAAGCGATCACGGCCTCGGATTCAACCTCTTTGGCGCTGTTGATGTCGTCGAGCACGATGATGTTCGCGCCGTCGCCCGTGGCGCCCTTCGATTCCACCGACGTGATGAGCCGGTAGCCGCCCTTGTCGTTGTTGTAGCGGCTCTTGGTGTTCTGATCGTCGGCCAGCGAGAAGCGATTCCCCCAGCGATCCTGGTACCACTTGCTCTCGATCACGCGCCGGCTGTTGACCGAGTCGCGCCGCGAGAGATCTTCGCGAAACGACGCGTACAAAAACGACACGCCGGGGCCGCTTGTGTGCGAATGCGTTTGCTGCGCCCAAGTCCAGCCAGGCAGCGCGACCGAGCACAGGCCGCTTTTTAAGCAGCGCGGCGGGATGTTGATGATGAGGCGGCGGATCTGCCCATCGACGACCGCCTGCAGGTGCTCGCAGATCGCGTCGATCGCCCAACCATCGACCCATGGCGCTGAGTCGAACACGTGGAAGCACGATTTGGTGTAGACGTAGAGGGAATCTTCGCAATCAGCTCGACTTAAATCGAGGAGCTGACGCTGGGGATCGATGGCGGTCCCGTCGAAAAGCATAGGTTCTCCACTCGGAGATCCTCATGCGCCGGGCACTTACGATCCGATCAGTAATCCAAGACCAGCACCGGGCTGGCTCTGCGCAGAATCCTCTTCCTCGGCGGGCACGTCAACCGCGTCAGTTCTGCGCATCGTCGCTTCGATCATTTCGCGGAGCTGCTGACGCTGCTCAACGGTAAGCAAGCTCGAATCGATGACGCGCGCATCGGTGTCGCCGGCCTCGACCTCGACTTTGCTGCTGGAGCGGAAGTTCTTGTTCACGCGGCCTAAGAAATCCATGCCCACCTTCGCCGCATCCTTGTCGGTGGTCGAGGTGGCGATCCTGACCATGTTCTCGGCGATCTTGAGCTTCACGTGCGCGGCGCCCAAGGTGAGATCGTCCTCGTAATGCAGCATGAGCACCGAGTACGGAATCATCAGCATCTTCGCGATCACGGTCGGTTCCAACTGCATGCCGGCGTAGTGCTGCACGAGCTGGCCGAAGAGCGGCATCGGGTGTTCGCCCATGGTGCGCGCGAGTTCGACGCGAAGGTCCGCAGCGCGCTTGATCTCGGCGATTTGGTCCTGCATCCAGGCGACCATCGTCGCGCGCTCGTCCAGGGGCACCGAATCGGCTTCCGGCGGCAGGAACTTACGTGGCCGGCGGTTCACGATCGTAACCGTTGCGCTGCCACTTGCCGCGCTGTGCGATCAGGTCGCGCACATACTGCGTGAGCGGCACGTTCTCACGCCACGCCTCCATTTGCAGTTCAAGCTTTAAGAAACGTGGCACCTGCAGGTGTAGCGCCACAAGATCATTGGGCGACGGCGTCATCGCGTACCTTCAGGAGGCTCGCTTGCTGCTCGATGCCAAGCCGCTCGCGCAGATGATCGATCTCGTCATCGATGACGATTAGCTCGTTCATCAGTTCCTCCCGGCGCTGGGCCGCGCGAGCTTTGCGCTCCTTGAGCATCTCGATGTAGGCCGCGCGCGTATCGCTCATGCAGATTCTTTCACCACTTCCACGTCACGCCACTCGCCCTCGTTGCCGCGCATGTAGGCGGGAGCGTTCAACGTGAACCACTGCTGCAGGATTTTGACCGTGTGCGGCGGGGGACCGCCCTCGATGCTCTGTACGGTACGCTCAACGAAGCGCAGACGTTCGCTGGGGACTAGGGCATCACTCATGGGGGACTCGCTTCAGATTGTGGCTGTGGCTGCGGCTGCGGCTGCGGCTGCGGCGTGCTCTTCAAGCGCGCCTGGTCAAGCTTACGCCCGATCCAGGCACTCATCGAGCGATCGTCCTGGGCAGCCCAGCGCTGTACCCAAGCGTAGAGTTCATCGGAGCAGTAGATCGTGATGGGGCGCGACTTGGCTTGCATTGGCGCACCGTAATGCTAATGACGCGGTCGCGTCCAGAGAAACTACTGTTTCGTCAGTTTCTCGACGTGCAGCGTGCCGCAGGCTTCGAGAATCTGCACGACCTCGTCGGCGCTCATGCCGCTCGCTTCGCCCTCATCAGAGCCGCAGAACATCTCGAACTCCACTCTGGGGTGCGCCGCACGGCAGCTTCGTGGCCTCGTCCTGCCACTGCGCCTTGTCCGGTTCGTTGTTCCAGGGCCCTTCGCCCCACGTGGACTTATCGACGACGTTGCGGTACTCGATGGTGTTCATCACAACTCCTTGCCGGCAATTTCCAGAGCAATCACCACTTTGATACCACGGCCTTCAGCCATCGAAGCCATGTGGGCGGTGCCGCGCCCGCCGGGAAATACGACGACCAGATCCGGCTCCAGCGCCGCCATGGCGATATTGCGCATGATGCCCGCGAGGCGCACTTGGTCTAGGCCCCGATAGTAGTCCCAAAGCGCGCGACATGCGACCGGTTGCACGCCGCTCGTGTTGCACCACCCGTCAGCGATCGCGTCGGCGCCGAACGCATTGCCGTGGATCAAGTGCGAGAACACGTGTTTGGCGTGGAGCTTGTCGAGCACGTGATATACGAGCGTGCGATCCACGAAGGTGCGGCCGCCGGTCACGAGCAGTTTCATTTGGGGAACATGATCAATTCGCTGCCGGGATGCGCCGCGACATACTCGTTGAGCTTCGCGTATTCAGCCGCCCACCAGGCCTCGCTGGGGTTGGCGTACCAGAAACTAAAGCTCGGGCCGTACTCAGTTAGCAGCGGGTTATCAGTTACCAGCGGGTGATCGGCGAGCGAGAGCGGCTTCCAGGGCGGCAGGAAGATCTTGCGCTCAGGCACGATGATCGTGGCGGCCGCGCCGGCCATGAGGCTTACGAAGTCACGGCGTTTCATCCACTACCCCCAACACCTGTGTGCGTCATGATCTCACTCGCGATAGCCTCTTCGGTCTCGCCGTACATGATGATCACGTCGGAGGCGAGCCCAAACGGGCGACCGTCGAACACGATCGGCAGACCCTCCTTCAGCTTGGCGATGTTCATCGCTGAGAGGCCGAGCAGCAGCGCGCCGTTGGAGAGCTCGGCTTTGATCACTGCCACTGCTCCCTGAGCCTGTCCATGATCTTGTTGGCGAGGCGAAGATTCTCGTCGGAGTGGCGATTATGCACCGTCACGTCGATGAACGCCTTGCGCTCGGCGTAGGTCGTTTCGTGATTCCAAATGTGATTCATGCGGATCATGATCGGCGAATCGTCGGGCGCGACCTTGCCCGTCGTCGCATCGAATATTGCGGGCCGACAGCCTGGGCAGTGATCACAGAATTCGTGGGCGAAGCTCATCGCGCGAAGTACCAGATGCCGAGGGACGCGCAGCCGAGATTGAACAAAGCGGCTCCCACGTTCAACTTGACGAGCCGATAGTAACGCAGTCCGTAACACTCATACGCCATGTGGCAAGACGCGCCGAAGAACGCGAACCCAATCGCTACGCAGATCGCGTTCAACGGCGGGATGACGAGGATCATGGCAGGCGGGCCGCGTTCATCGAGTAAACACGACGACCAAGACGATGGCGCCGAGTCCGAGCGCGGGCTTCCACGCGTAGCGCATGATGAGCCAGACAATGCCGCCCAGCAGCGCCGATGGGATCACGCCCACACCGAAACCCATCAGGTAGCCGTACTGGAACATGCAATAGATCCAGCTTGCGAGGAACGCGATGCCGCCGAAGCCCCACGCAAGGAGCCAGCCAACGCCGCTAGAGTCAATGTCACTCAGCTTCAACCCAGGAGCACCGGGACTGTCCGTGAAGAGCCACGCCGCACCGAAGAGCAACACGGCTACCCCGAGGCATGCGAGGTAGATCATCGGCGCCTACGCATCACTGCCAAGCCACCGAGCAGCAACGTGAGGGCTGCGGGCAACGAGGCGGTGTTGATCTCAGGCGCCGCCGCGACCTCGGTGAACGTGCCTGAGGGCTCGGAGCCTGAGAGCGTGTAGCAGTAATAATCGCACACCAGGCTCGACCACGTGTCACCGCCTGTGGAGGACAAATTGACCAAGTCTAATTCGCGATTGCTTTCTTCAATGCCCGCGCCACCGTCGAGCTGGATGTTCCAGGCGACGATCTGGTTGTTCGCGACCGTGAAGTCGAAGTAGCCGTTGATACCGCTGCCATCCGTGTTGTGGAAGTCCACCGTATCGATGTAGGACTGCGCGCTGCTGAAGGTGTTCTGGATGCCAGGATAGCCGTAGGGGTAGAGCGGGAGGCCGGGCGACGTGAACACCCAAGAAGTGGTGTTGAAGGTGGTGCCGAATCCATTAGGACCCGTAGCCTCACCGTAGTCGGTCGCGAGCTGGTTATCGCCATTCGTGAGCGGCGCTAAGAAGCTGATCTGACCTGACACCACGCCATCGGTGAAGTCGTAAGTTTGGGCACAGGCCGAGCCCGCGAGAAGGCATAACAGTAACACGCGCATGATTTCCCTCCATGAGAACTGTAAGAACACAACATCTCGGAGTATACGCAGGATGCGAAAGAATGGGACCCAAATTGCGATACGAAGACCCGGCAAAAGGCAAAAACCTGCCAGAGGTGCGGCGGGGAAGAGGCAGCAGCACCCAATTTATGCTGCGGGCCTAAATCGCCTAATAACCGTATAAAGCCCAGGAGGCGGCGTTGCTGCCTAAGGTGTCAGGCTACGACACCGAGTACCCCCTACGGGGCCGGTTCGGACAGCAACGACGCGGGTGGACTGTAGCATGGGGCTGGGTGGGGACTGGGTGGGGACCCAACGCTGGGCGGGAGCGTTTGTGCCGATTCAACGCGCGGGACCGGTACATCGGGTCCCAAAACGTGGCGCGCGGGGGGTGCCGGTGGGGTCGAATGCCTGCGGCATTGTGCGGCCCGATTCTAGGCGGATCGCCGGTCAGATGCCTGATCGAGGGATGCAAGTCATGAGCTAAGCCATTGACTAGCCTAGCATTCCCGACGCGCTACCCCGTCACATACCCCCATCTGTACCCCATTTCACGCGAGCTCTAGGCATAGCTTCCAGTCACGTCGCATCAGATCTAGACCAGCTGACTAGTCACTAGCTACGGCGCTAGCCGATTGGCGAGACTTTTTTAGCCTATCGTTCAACCCGACTAGTCACTCCCTAGCCCCCGGTCTCGTTCCCTCCGATGCCGCATTCTCTGCCCGTTGCCTGACTCATGGCTCGTGTTGCTCCCGCATCGTTCCCTCATCGTCACGTCATCGGCTCGCGCCTTCCGACCTATCCCCTGCTCGCCTGACTAGTTACTAGTGATCTGACTAGTCGCGGCGCCGATGCTGATTGGGCGCCCGACTTGTCAAGCCTGTCAAACATTAAGTTTTCGTAATGATGGACTAGGTCCATTGACCCTATAGGACAATGTGTCCGCTGCAACAACGCAGCGACGGAGGACATATGGCTAACCCGATTCACGCTTTCAATACGCGCCGTCTCTACACGGCGCACGGCCAGCGCATCGCTTGGGCCGTCCTTTCTACTGGCAACGTCGCCATGCTCGATATCGACCGTGGCATTGATTACGTGTTGAAGGTCTACGCGCATAGCAATCGCGAAGTACTTGCGTCCTATGACCATATCTTGCGCGCGCCCTTCCGCGAGGATGAGCAGCGCGAGGCGCGCGAACTAGAAACCGCGCTAGCGGATGCGGCGCGCGCCGCTCCGTCACTCGCGAACTAATCAGCCTGTAGCGCCTTGGGATTCCAGGGCGCTACGGGATGACTAGTCCACAACCCGAGGAGTGCATTGCAATGACGATCATCTATGTCAAGACCACGATTCCCGAGTTACCCGAATCGGTGCGCGTATCGATTAACTCTGTCATTCAGCAACACAACGGACCGCAAGCAACGTTGAATGCGATCCGTCGCGCAGCTGCAAGGCGCCGTGTCAATGCGACGTATGAACTTGCGACGCGCGAGGAGTATCTCGAGTATCGGCGCGCGACTGAAGCCGCGATTGCTGGCGCGCAAGCTTCACAGTCGGCTGTCTAGCCTGGTGCGCCTCGCATGCGGGGCGCACTGGGGTATGCAGTCAACACAAGGAGCCTAGTTATGCAATTGTCTGATTCTCGTATCGCATTTGTTGCGAACGCATTGCGCGTCGCGGCCGAGGTATACGGCACCGATGCCCGTAACCTCGCGCATCAAGACCGCACAGCGCAGCAATTCTTGAAACAGCAAGCGGACGCGCTAACCCTCGCTGACCTCTTCGATGGCGCCGACACTGTGACGGTGACACCGTGAGCGGCGCCCTTGATTGGACGATTCAGCGCAACGAAGCACAAGACACGCCATTCGGGCATCCGGCTTACACGCTGTACTTTCGCGGTTTGGTTCGCGGTCACTTGTTCGGCAAGCAAACGGCGATTGTCGTGCGCGACGCATTGAATGCCGAGCGCATCACCGTTCCGTTAAGCGTCTAGCTATCTAGCCTGTAGCGCATGGGTAGCCGTGCGCTATGGGGTGTGTAGCCAACTAACTGTCAAGGAGCAATGACCATGCCTACTCTGTTCGTAGCCGATCCTAGCGGCGCGTATGTGCCCGCTACCGATTCGGTTGTCATCGATGCCGCAACGCGCGCCGTCGGGCGCAAGCTCGCGCGTGGCGTCTCGTTCTCATCTCCGGCCGCTGCGCGCCGTTTGCTGCCCGCGCTCTTGGGACATCTAGATCATGAAGTTTTCGCGGTCGCGCATCTTGATACGCGGCACCGATTGATTGAGCTTGAGACCATGTTTCGGGGAACGGTAGACGGCGCGTCGGTGCATCCGCGCGAGATTGTCAAGTCGGCGCTACGTCATAACTCTGCCGCCGTCGTCCTGGTCCATAACCATCCCTCGGGAGTCGCCGAGCCATCGAGCGCGGATGAGCGCATAACCCAGCGACTGAAAGACGCGCTCGCGCTCGTGGACATCCGCACGCTTGACCATCTGATTGTCGCAGGCGACGCGGTCTTGAGCTTCGCCGAGCGCGGTTTGCTGTAGCGGCTAGCGTTAAGGGCGCGCGACTAGCCGCGCGCCCTTCGCGGTAGTCACTCAACACATAGGAGCATCGCAGTATGGGCAATCGAGCAGTCATTACAACGGAAGGATCGAAGGTAGGCATTTACCTGCATTGGAATGGCGGCGAGGAGAGCGTGACCGCGTTCCTGCGAGCCGCAAAAGATCTCGGCGTGCGTTCACCGTCGGCGGATCAATCCTACTTCTACGCGCGCATGTGCCAGATCATCGGTAATTTTTTCGGCGGTTCGCTCTCAGTCGGTATCGATTCGCTCGATACGCTCGACTGCAATAATGGTGACAACGGTCTCTATGTCATCGGGCCTAAGTTTGACATCGTGGAGCGGCGCTATGTGCGCTCACCTATGCGCGCCGTGTCGCTGGAAACTCAGCGTGCCATGTCCGACAAGCACGACGCGATTTATGCCGAATGCATGGCGAAAAACGCGCCGATCTATAGTCCGCCGAAATCGCTAGCGCGCGTCTAGCGTCAAGGGGCGCGCGTAGCGGCGCCCCTTCGCGATAGGCGTTCGTTCTAACCATACGAGTATCGACATGTTAACTGGAATTGTCCGCGCCACGCGCGCGCACTATGCAGCGTTACAGCACCGCGCGGCGCCCAATCGTGTGCCGCTTTGGTATTCGGTCGCGATCGGTGCGCGCCTCAATGCGGATGGCAGTTTTACGCCACGTCCCGATGGCTCGCATGTGCTGACAGCGGGTTGCATCCAAGTCAAAGCGCCGAACGAATCGCGGCGCCGCGCGGAGATAACTAAGCTACGGAATCGATTGCAAGCGATGTATCCCGAATCAACGCATATCGAATGCAGTTACGTCGGCGACGTCTCCGGATGCGCATTATGAATGGCGCGACCCTCTACCGTGGCGCAAGTCTCATCGATGGCGCGCCTATCGTCGTAATTGCCACAGGATTAGATCGAACGAGCCGCAATCAGAAAACCGGCGCACTCGTGCAAACCTACATCATGCGCGCCGACGTCGAGCCTACTGCCGCAATCAAGACGGGCGCCGATGCCTCCATTTGTGGCGACTGCGCGCACCGTGGCGACGGTACCGGGAAGGCTCGCACGTGCTATGTCAATGTCGGTCAAGGGCCGCTCCGAGTGTTCCGCACGGCGCACCATGGCGCCACGGGTTACCCGTTTGCATCCGACGTAGCCGCATTAGGCGAAGGGCGCGCGGTACGGATTGGCACCTACGGCGATCCGGCCGCCGTGCCCGTTCACGTCTGGGAAGCGCTCATTTCGCGCGCTACCGGTCACACGGGCTATACCCATCAATGGCGCCGCGCGCCGCAATTGCGCCCCATCGTCATGGCATCGGTCGATAGCGAGGCGGAAGCGCGCGAGGCACAGTCACAAGGCTGGCGCACGTTTCGCGTCTGCATGCCGAACCATGCGCTTAGGCTCCCTGGCGAAGCGCAATGCCCGGCATCCGCCGAGATGGGCAAGAAGCTCACGTGTGCCGAATGTCTCGCTTGTAACGGCGCCAATGGTCGGCGCGGCTCGATAGTTATCCAAGCTCATGGCGGGTTTGCCGTCATGGCGAATATCGCCAAACGTTCCGATTCCTTAACTCTCAACTGACTGGAGCTAAAACCATGCACCACGGTATCGATTTTAATTCTCGCGTGGCGCGCGCTCGCGCGTTCTACCGCGCCATGTTGCTAGACGTACAGCTCGGTATGCGCAGCCAATCGGACGCGGAAGCTAGCGCGGTTCGCGCGGTATTAAAGGACGGCGATGACTACGATTGGGACGCATGTCTCGCTGCAATCCTTGCGCCTTAAGTGTCTATCCCACTAACCATAGGAGTTCAGCCGATGAAAACAGCAATGACATTTACCCTCGCCGATATCAACGACGCGGAAGAATCTATGTGCGGCTTCTGCATCGAATGCGGCGCAATGCGCGAATGCACCGAGCCAGACGCGCGCAAATACCCATGCGAGGACTGCGGCAAGCGTGCCGTGTATGGCGCCCAGAAACTGGTTCTAATGGGTCTCGTCGGCTGAATCGCTAGCCTGTAGCGGCTCCGCTCGGGGCCGCTATGGGGTGCGCAGTCTTTAGGACTTGCAAGCCTATGGGGCCGTATGGCCTAATTTGATAACCATTGGAGGAGCGATGAACGAGGTACCGGCATGACCGCAAACCAACTGCAAAAGATGCTCGACCGCGCGGGACTATCGCAGCGCAAGTGCGCGAAGCTCATCGGCCTACATGAGCGCTCGATGCGCCGCTACTGCGGCGGGTTTCGCGCGATCCCGCGTGTGGTTGAGCTTGCGGTCGAGTGCGTTTGCTTGCATCGCGACCGCTCGACACCGACAAGCGAGGACTAGGGTTCCAGGCGGCGCCAGTAACGGCCGACCGGGCTGTTTACTGGGCGCCAGCCATTGGCTTTGAGGATATCGTTGACGCGCTTCTTGTGTTTCGATGATTGTTTATTGATCGGCATCTCGAACGCTTTGGTCAGAATGCGCGTGGACGTGATGTAGAGGTTCACGCCGGTCTTGACGTTCTGCTCCCAATTCGCATTGGCGAAGTCCAACACGGCCGCCGTCCAGGGGTCAGTGCCAAGGGGATCGCCGCCCCGCTCGTTACGCTGCGGCACGGTGTGATAAATCGCGCCACTGCGGTACGCATGGACCGCCTCGGCGAACAATTGCTCGCGCTGCGCGAACAGCGCGGGCAAGTCGAACTTGCCGCACGGCACGCCCCAGCACTGCGGCCCGATGCCCCGGTCGTAGAGCGCGTCGCGGGTTGTGGTCGCGAAGAGCGCCGTGCGCAAGTGATCCTCGGGCGGCAGGCGCGAACTATCCCGATACACGTCGTTGCGGCTCGTGAGGCGCGCCACATACTCGCGCTGCTGGTGGGGGCTATATGGAACCGCCAACGGAAGCGCGACGAGCCAGCGGCCGCGCACGGTGTTGCGGAACTCGGTTTCGTTGAAGCCGGCCATGAGCCACGCGAAGTGAGGACTGCCGAGCGCTTCGAGGGTCAATTCGGCGCCACGCTGGTCGGCGCCTTCGAGAACCAGCATATACGGGAATATGCACCCCGGTTCGTAGGCGCGCGCCACCAGCGCGATCAGGAAATTGCGCGCCACCGCTTGCGTGTAGGGCGTTTTCTCGACGCCACAAGCGTCCTGCAGCCAGTCGCCCAGGCGCGGCGTCTCGTCCCACACCAGGCCATCGAGCCACGACCGCAACGAATGCACGCGATGCTGGCGCGCGTGATGCAACACACCGGTCCCCACAATCGAAAACGGGAGTTTCGGCAGGCGCAAGCGCTCTTGCATGACGACAGTGAGGTCCAAGGTGTCCCGATCCGTCCAGGGCTGCTCGCGGCCGTTGACCGGGTGCAAAACCCGCTCGGTGAAATCGTCGTAACTGATGCGCGTCGGATGCAGCGCCAAGAGGTGCGACACGTTCGCAATGGTCGGGTAGAGGTTCCCCCTGGCGTTCAAGGCAATCGCGGGATCGTCCCACATGCGCCTGCGCACTTCGGTCCACTGCGCGGGATCGAACAACGGACTACGGATCGTCGCGGGCGTGACCAGCGGCGGCTTGAATTGCTCGGGCGTCGTCAAGCGCGGCGTCGCCCAGCGCGCGAGCGCGGCGCCGTTCCATGAGGCGTCCGAGGCGGCGGCGATGTTCCAGCCGGGAGGCTCGCCGCGCGTATCGACAATCCGCAGCCGCTGCACGTAGAGCTTTAAGTGTTCCACAAGTTTCACATGGAACAGCCCGGCATTCGGCCACAACAGCACGTCGCGTTTCTTTAAAACTCGCCATTCGCTTTCGAGCACGCCTTCGGGACCGCCCGCCCAGGTGACGACCACATACGGCGGCAACAGTTCGCGCGCGGCGAGCGCGGCGCGCTCGTCATCGACGATCAGAACCGGCGCCTGCGGGCGCTTGCGCAATTGCTCGTAGCCAAAGAGCGGGCGCGGCGCGGGGTAGGGTTTGAACTGCCAGCGCCCTTGCACCCAAGTCAGTTGCTCGCGGTGTTCGCCGTAGTACGCCACCGCGAAAGCGTAGCCATAACGCACGCAGAAGGTCGCAGAGCCGTGCAAATAGTGATCGGGTACCGTAGGGGCGTCTGGCGGGATCTCCTCGTATACGCCTTCAGGGACGGTTTGGATCACATTTGCGCTTCGATTCTAAAACCGCGGTAGCGAATCCCATCCGGATGGATCGAAATCCCGCGCGTGCCGACCGCTTGCTCGATCGCCTGGTATTGCGCTGCGGTCACGACGATGTGTTGCACCTCCGGCTTGTGGTGGCGATACCAGTCGGCGAGCACGTTCAGGTCGTCGAGCGTCTGGCGAATCGGCGACTTCGGCGCTGTCATCCCAAGATGTCCTTGATCGCGCGCTCGCGATCGGCCTGTGTTTTGCCAAGGCGGCGCTCGATCTCGGCGATCTCGCGCCGCGCGCGGGCGAGTTGCAGCCCGAGATTGCTCGCGGTGGTGCCGTAGTCAATCGCCTTGCCGACGAGATTGCCGACGCGCCGCTTCGCCTCCGACCAGCAGTACAAATCCCACAACTCGGCGTCGGTCCAGTAGTGGTAGTCGCGCGCGCGTACATCGCCCGGATCGTTCATGCTTGCCACCCTCGCGCTTTCAGTAACTGCATGGTCAAGTCAATCGCGGTGCCGTTCGTGATGAGGCGTTGATTGAACGTGAGCACGCCCCAGCCCAAGATTTGCGCGGTGGCAAACTTGATGTTGTCGCGCTCGATGCCCTCGACCGTCGCATGACCGCCCGTGACGATTTTTCGGCCCTTGACGTAGCGCACGATCAGCCCGTTGATCTCGACCGCCACCCGATACGCGGCCCAACTGAAATCGAAGCGCCACAGCCGGCCGTGCGATTCGGCCGCGAACATGTGCTCGCGCACGGGTGTCGGCAGTCGCAGGGCGCGGCATTGCAACGCAAAGGCTTCCTCGCCGCCGCTCCTCGCCTTGCGCCTCATCGAAACGCGTCCTCGGGCAAGTAACGGGCTGGGGCGCCCATGTGTTGTTCGCGGTGGTATTGCTGCCAGCCGCGATGGAACCAGCCTTCGCAGTCGCCCAAGCCCCCCGTAAAGTGACGCTGCTTGCGCACGCTCACGCACATCGGTGTCACCTCCGCGCTCAGGCCATACGCTTGCCGATTCGGGTCGCGCCGCACGAACAGCACATTGTCGGCGATGCCGCCGATCTCGCGCGCGCCGGCCACGTCGTTCAAGTCGAGTTCCTGGTCGGAGCGCAGGAGCTTGCGCGGGTGCGCGACCAAGTGGATGTGGATCTGCGCGGCGCGCGCCGTCGTCGCCACGAGGTTCGCGAATTTGCGTTGCCCCTCGGTGTCGTCGTTGCGGACATCAAGGCACATCAACGAATCGAGCACGAAGTGGCGAATCTTTTCGGCGGCGAGCTGGCGCACGATACCTAAGAGCTGCAAGTGCTCAGCGATCCCGATGACGCCCCAGAGTCGAAACCGTTTTGCATACGCGTCGATGAACCATTGCACGTGGTTCGGGGTGGGATTCGGGGTACCGGCGGCGGTGGCGGCGAGCCGGTAGATGATGCGGCGCGGATCTTCTTCGAGGCTCGCGAGAAACACCGACGAGCCGCTCGCCAAAATCTGACACACCTGTTGCCGCAGCAGCGTCGTCTTGCCCGAGCCGGGAAAGCCGCTCCAGATGGTCACGCCGCCGGGGTAGAAGCGCAGCAGCTTGCCCTCGGGGTCGAACGGGGCGGTCGCGAAACTCGCCTCGAAGGCGCGGTAGTGCTTGACGACTTCGTGCCCGTCGAGTTGTTCGAGATCGACGAGCACCTCATGCGGTTCGCGATTGAACTCCGGGAGCGCGCCCTGCGTGATCAGCATTTCGCCGATGCGGCGCGCGCGGTGCGCCTCAATCTTGGTCAGGTCAGCGGCGCGCATGCGTGACCTCCAAGGCGCTCGCGATGCGACCGGCCGCGACTCCGACGCGCGCCAGAGTTGCGGCCGACAGCGCATGAGCCTCCGCGATATCGGCCGCCGCGATTGCGAGCAGCGCCGACTCGTCCGCCAAGCACTGCAGCGCGAGGGCGGGGCTGAACGGCTGACGCACCGGGGGCAGCGCCCCTTGGGCGCGCAGCGCCTGCGGGCAGACATCGCGAAAGGTGAGGCCCAACGCGTCCAGGATGGCTTCCGTATCGCAACCGGCAAAACAGTGCAGCAGGATGCGCTCGTCGGGCAGCAGCTTGATCGCGAGCGAGGGCGTGCGGTCGGCGTGCGCGGGACAACACGCCGTGTACGCGTCGTGGTCGGCTGATGAGCGCCGCACCCGCGTCAGGCGGCCGAGCAAGTGTTCTAGTCCCATTGCCGCACCGTCGCGCGCTTTTTGGGGTAACCAAACTGTTCCGCGTGCCCGACCCAGGCCGTGAAGGCTTGGCGCCAGTTCTTGAAGCGCGAACCGCGCGCTTCATGGTGGGCGCGAAACTGCGCGAACATTTGTTCCGGGTCGCAATCCGCAAACCGCGCGGTGGCTTGAGCCGCGAGGTCGGAAGTTAAGGCGAAGTCCGCTGGAAATTCACACTCTGCACTCACGCGTTTCTTCTCTTTCTTTTCTCCTCTTATCTTATCTAGGGCGTTACTCGGCCGTTTCGGCGCCGTTACAACGCCGTTACAGGTGCGTTTCTGACGCAGTTTGCGAACACGTTCGGCCGACGAATCGGAGGGTTTTTGGCGGCTGCTCCATTTGCGCGGTTGCCAGTCCGCGTCGATCAACCCGCTTTCCACGAGTCGTCGTTTCGCCTCGCTTGCGGCGGCCACGTCAAGACCCAAGGAGCGGGCAATCGAACGCTCGCGCAGTTGTTCGTTGCCGTACTCGCCATCGAGCGTGCCATTGCACTTCAGGCACAGCACGAGGATAAAATGGCGCTGATCGTCGAAGCTCAAGATTTGCACCTTGGGATCGGTCGCAAATTCACCATAAAGCCGGAACCAGGGCAGCGACACAGTGCTTCACAGCACCACGAGCTTCGCGGGCGTCTTCGGCGTCACGGTGACCACTTGCGGGCTCGCCTTGCGATTGCCCCGGCGGCGCCAGTTCCACCCTAAGACCACCATCTTCATGCGGGTCTCGACCGGGTGACGATGCACGCGCGAGGTCTTGGCGAGGAACATCGAGCGCAGGATGTACTCGACATCGTCGCGCTCGATGTGCTCGCCGGTGAACAAATTGCGCATGAACTCCTCGGCCTTGAGCGCATCTTTGCGCTGAAACACCTCGTAGAGCGCGGTGCCCATGGCAAGTGATACGGGCCGAGTTTCTTTGGGGTAGCCGGCGAGCATCTCGCAGCAATGCCAGAGGCTCGGATGCTCATCGACGTAGGCGAGAATATCGGTGTTGCTGATCTTGGCTCGGCCGCCGAAGAGGCCACTCTCCAGGCGATGACACCAAGGCACCGCCGAGCCCACGGACTTGACGAGATAGGTTGGTCGCTCGACGTGATTCAAGGCGAGCGCATCGGACCCCGTGCGCACCGCTCCGGTGTCCATGGTCTTGAACGCCTTCGAGCTGATGCCGTAGATCACGAGGGTGCGAAACGGCATCCCGGCCTCGATGCAGGCGAGCAAGCGATGCTGGCCGTCGAGCACTTCCTCGTTCTCGCTGATGACGATGCCCTGGCCGTTGACTTGCCAGTTACCGCTCAAGATCTCGCGCGCCAAGAAGTCCACGTGGCTGCGGCGCACCGGACGGTTGTGCTTGTTGGCTTTCAGCCACTGACTCGCCACTTCCGGCGTGATCGTGACCGCCTCGATGACGAGGTTCTTCTCGCCCGCGATCTTGATCGCGTTCTGCAGTTTGACGACCGCGTTCATAGCGATTGCAACCAGTAGCGCCCGATGCGCTTACCCGTGCTGGTGCGGACCATGTCGCCGCGCACTTGAAAGCCTTGTTCGCGCAGCTCATGAATGCGCGCAGCTAAGCGATTACAGCCGAAAAGATGGAGCGCGGATAGCCCAGTGAGCGTCTTGCCGCGTTTGAGGAATTCGAGGATGCGTGCGCGTTGGGTCATGATTTTCACCCACTTTGGTCGAGTTGTGTGCGGTAGCGAACATTGCGGCCTTTCGCATTGTGCGAAACTTGTAGAGTCAGCTTTTAGGCCGCTTGGGGCGGCCAGATGTCGGGGCGCAGCTCTGCCAAGGTCAACCGCCCAGCGGAAGCGCGCACCAGTCGATGGCACAACCGGGTCGAAGGAGTGCGATGCTGCGCTTTGAGCTGCGCCAAGTAGTTTTCAGTGGTGCCGGCGCGTTTCGCGAGATCGCGGCGCTCGGCGAGCGACAAGCTGTTGAGATAGGCCTTGAGCTTCATGACTCGAACATCGCAGGTTGCTAAGTTCCTTGTCAATCTCGAACACCGCTGGAATTGACTTTAGCAACGTGCTAATGTGTGCTACGATGTACCAATGAGTACCGGAATGGACCTTCAAGAAATTCATTTGCGCAATCTCGAAACCCTCATTGCCGAGGTGGGGACGAAAAAGGCCCTAGCCAAGCGGGCCAATGCCAGTTACAACTTCATCTGCCAGGTGCATTCGGCCAAGCGCATCGCCAAGGGCGACGCGCGGGGGCTGCGGCGTCTAGGCCCAGAAGTATGTCGTAAGCTCGAACTGGCGCAGGGGAAGCCATTCGGGTGGATGGATCAAATGCATGATGAGCCGGTCGGCGGCGTTCGTGCGGTGTCTTCGCGCAGTGTTCCGATCCTGTCATGGGCGGAATGCGCGCGAGTGAAGCTAATGGACGCGCGCGAGTTACTCGAAAAAGAAGCAACGATTTACGTGGGCAATCACATCATTGGCCGGCTGTTCTCGCTCATCGTACGCGGGGACTCGATGGTCGATCCGTCGGGGCCCGTGAGCTTTCCCGACGGCTCGAAACTGGTGGTCAACGCCGATGCCAACGCGCAGCCCGGCGACTTCGTGATCGTGCAAATGCCGAACGCGCCGGAGGCGGTCTTCAAGCAGCTCGTGCACGACGGTTTGCATCCTTACTTGAAGCCCTTAAACCCGCGCTATCCGCTCGCTCACATGCCCGAGGGCGGCGAAATCGTAGGGGTCGTGATCAGCGTGCAAATCGACATTCCGACCCGTCTATTGCGCTAATAGCGCGTCCCTCGCGGCGCAATAAGTTGCGCAACATGGTTCTGTTTGCGACGCCTCGGTCGCAAATTGAACTTTTTTGTCACACGCCTGAAAAATATTTTTGCGCATTGCTAAGTCGCGAGCCCGGCTGAAAAAACTGTCCGCCGCTGGCCTACCGCATCCGGCGCAATACCGCTGCGAGCGCAATCACCGCTAGCCAAATGGTTTAGCTGTGTGCGATGTTCCGCGCCCAGATGTTCACCGTCACCCTCCCCGTCGCGACCCCTCGCCAACGCGCACCGCTCTGGTTCGTGTTCGAACTCGATCGCCAGCCGTGCGAGGAGGAACTGCCGGCCATCGCGCGCATCGACGTGTATGAGACCGATCCGCGCGGCGCCGACGCGCGGATCTACGTCGAAGGCCTGGAACCCCGTCGCTTTCCCCTCGCCCTGCACCGCGAGATCGCGCAGTGCCTGCTTGCCCGTCTCTACCCCAGCCCCTAGGAGAACCCATGGAGACCTATGACGCGTTCTTGGCCGCCGCCGACCATATCGAATCCCATCCGGAGCGTTTTGAGTTTCTCTGTTCGCTGACGCCCATGGGCCTCAATGTCTGCGGTTGCGCGATCGGCTGGGTGGGTTACTTCAGCGAACGGTTCCGCGCGACGGAATTTGCGCCGGGCTACGGAGCGCCTGTCGAGGCGGTCGCGAGTGTGTTGTTCGGTATCGGCTACAACGACAAGATGGACGAGATCGAGTTCTACGTGCGCATGGAGAAACTCTGCGGATCGAACGCCTGGAAGACGAATGCCCGGTTGTGCGCGAAGACCCTGCGCGCTTACGCCGCGCTGTATCACGCGCATCAGCGCGAGCCACTCCCCGCGATCCCCGCCGCCGTGCGCGCGATCTTCGAGACGTTCGCGCCGGTCGAGGCCGCGTGATGTACCCGGCATGGCTCAACCAGCGCGCGCAGCTTAGTAGGCCGCGCGTGGCCGTCACGCGCGCGATCGATGAGCGCAACGTCGAGTGCTACCTGAAGTGGCGTTCCAAGTACGAGCGCAACTTCGTCGCGATCGACGCGTGGCCGCCGATTGGACGGTTCTTGAATGACCGCTACTACGCGATTGAGCGACGCATGGCTCGCGAGTGGCTCATTGAGAAAGACCGCGCGCGCATCCGGCAGAACGCGCTCTCGAAGCGCTTCGTGCCGCTGCGCAAGCTCTTGTTTCGGGAATGAATGATCTCAACGACGCGGCTTGGGCGCAGGCCGAGCTCGATGAGTGGCAACAGATACTGGAAGGAGAGGCGATGAAGATTCCAACGAAGGGCGGTGTTGATTTTGAGCCCGCGCCCGAGGGCAACCATATCGGCATCTGTATCGCGCTCGCCGACTTAGGACTACAGCCGGGCAGCAGCCTGTATCCGAACCCGAAACGCGAGGTGTGGCTGCGCTTCGAACTGCCGACGGAACGCATCCAGTGGACGACCAAGGACGGCGAAGACAAGGAGGGGCCGCTCACGTTGAGTCGCCGCTTCACGGCCTCGATGCACGAGACGGCGAATTTGCGCAAGTTCATTGAGTCGTGGTTCGGCCGCAAGTTTCCGAACGACGCTGCAGCCGGCGACTTCGACTTAGAAAAGCTCTTGGGGCGCAAGTGCCTCTTGAACGTGACGCACAGCGAGAAGATGGGTCGCAAGTTCGCCGACATCGCGAACGCGACGCCAATCCCGAAGGGCATGAACGCTGACTACCCTCAGTACAACCCGAGCGTGTACTACTCAATCGATAAGCCCAACCCGGCAGCCTTCGAACTGCTGCCGGGTTGGGTACAGGAAAAGATCAACGGTCGCCTCGTCGTCGATAAGCCGGCATCGAATCGGACGAGCGGCGCGCCCGCTGCCGTCGAAGACTTTGACGACTCTATACCCTTCTGATCAAGATGGCGCGTCCCACTCATGGCTACAAAAACGCGGCGGGGAAGCGCATTCCCGGCACGACTACGATCATCGGTCGGTTTAAGGACTCAGGGGGCTTGCTGCACTGGGCGTTCAAGCAGGGTCAGTCGGGCGCCGCGCAGCTCTACGAGGAGCGTGACCGCGCCGCCGAGGCGGGCACCATGGCGCACGACATGATCGAGGCCGCGATCAAGGACTGGCCCACGCCGCAGTTCCCGGATGCCGATGATGAGCTACTCGGCAAAGCACGGAACGCGTTCCTGCAGTTCCTTGAATGGCAGGCGCAGTCGCGCATCAAGATCGTCGCGACCGAGCACAGTTATGTGAGTGAGATCTATCAGTTCGGCGGCACGGTCGATGCGATCGGCGAGAACCCGAAGGGCGAGATCGTGCTCTTGGACTGGAAAACTTCGAACGCCGTGTATCAGGATTATTTGATCCAGCTTGCGGCCTACGCGCTGTTGCTGGAGGAGTGCAGTGAGTATCGGCCGAAGGGCTTTCACCTGCTGCGCGTCGCCAAGGAGAGCGCGGATTTCGCGCATCACTACTACGGCGAGCTGGAGGATGCGAAGCAGGCGTTCATTCTCATGCGTCAGCTCTATGAGATCGATGGCAAGCTCAAGAAGCGTGCGGCATGAGCTGCGTGAACACCGTCATGGGCTGGCCTGAGGCACTGCGCGACATCGGCGTCGCCGCTGCGGCGGCGTTCGCCGGCTGGGCGTTCTTCAAATATGTACTGAGGCAGTAATATGAAACTTCGCGATCGATACATCACAACCAACGAGCGCGGCCAGCGAGAAGTGAGCGCGTTTAAGATCGTGCGCGATGTGGTGCTCGCGCTCGTGATCGGCATCGTGCTCATCGAGATCTGGCCGTTCTACACGGTGCCAGTCGGCTCACGGGGCGTTGTCACGCAGTTCGGCAAAATCATGGGCATCGAGCCCGAGGGCTTGACGGTGTTGCCGCCCTGGCAGGCCATGACGTTATTCAGTACCCGCGCCGAGCAGGCCGATATCGACAAGGCCGATGGCGCCACATCCGACACGCAGCCCGTGTTCGTGTCGCTCACCGTGCGCTATAGCATCCGGCCCGACAAGGTCGCCGAGGTGTTTGAGAAGTACTCGCACAACGGGGATCTTTCCAGCTATGTCGCGACCGCGAGTCACGAGATCTTCAAGGCCGTGACCGCGAAGTACTCGGCCCCCGACTTGATTGCGCAGCGCGCCCGCGTGTCCGCCGACATCTACGCGGCGCTTTCGGCGAAGCTCGAACTGTACGGCGCCCAGGTCATCAACATCGACATGCGCAACTTTGCTTTCCAGGACTCATACATGCGCGCGATCAATTCGAAGGTCGAGCAAGAGCAATTGCGGCTCGCGGCCGAGAACAAGTTGAAGACCGTCGAGGCCGAACAGAAGCAGAAGGTCGCGATCGCGGAAGCCGAGGCGAATGCCGTCAAGGCGACGGCCGATGGCACGGCGTACGCGACCTTGAAGAACGCCGAGGCCCAGGCCGAGTCCTTGAAGATCCAAAACGCCGCGCTCGCGCAGAACATTCAGGTCCTGGAGCTGCGCCGTATTCAGGTCGAGCAAACGAAAGCCGAGCGCTGGAACGGCCAACTGCCGAGCGCGGTGTATGCCGGCGCGCCGATCCCGTTCTTGAGCGTGAAGCCATGACGGGAGCGCAACACCGACAACTCATGATCGCGATCATCGTCGCCGGCTTTATGGCTAACGGTAGCTTTTCCTACGAGCAGGCGATCCACGAAGCCGAAGAACTCGTTGATCTCATTACACCCCGACACCCATAAAGGAGACGACTATGCCCCTGTTCGAAATCGCGATCATCCAGACCCAGACGAAGAAGGAAGCCGAGGACGGCGTTGGCGGTGAGAAAATGCTATTTGGCCCGAAGTTCATTCTCGCCAAAGACGGCCAGACGGCCGCGCTCTCGGCAATGATGGCTGAAGATGCGCCGAAAGGCATCGACATGAACCGCGCGCAGGTACTCGTGCGCCCTTTTGCGTGACGCCTGCGAAACCGAACAAGGTGCCGACCGTCATCAAAGCGGCGGCGCCGATCGTTCCGCAGGCGCTCGATCTGTTGCAACAGCCGTGGGTAAACGAACACGCGAAATATACGACAGGGACTAGCAACTACGTGGTTAACCTAAACGCGGCGGGCAGTGGCGTGAGCTACTTGGCGCCCGTGTCCGGATCGCAGTCGTACTCGGCCAGCGCGTTGACGACGCAAGCGGGTCGGATATGAAGACCGCAGTCATCCGGCTCAAGAAAAGCGCAAAAAAGAAATGGGTCGCCGCATTGCGCAGCGGCGAGTACAAGCAGGGGATAGGCTACCTCAAACGTAACGATCGCTACTGCTGTCTCGGCGTCGCGCGCGAGGTGTTAGGACTGCGTAAGTCGCGCACTCACGAATACTTAAGCAAGCAATCGCTGCAGCGCATTGGGCTATCCTCGTTCGAGGAGGACAAGCTATCCGATAAAAACGATTGCGGACAATCGTTTGCCAGGATCGCCGACTACATCGACAAATATTTATAGGGGAAGAACATGGTGAAACTACACGAACTGCTCGCCGCCGAGAAGACGCCGACGGCGGCCTGGAACGCGCTCTACGAGGACACGCTCAAGAAGTTCAAGAACCCGTCGCACTTCTTCGACGGCCACTCGAAGAGCCTCAAGATGATCGAGGACTCGGACGCGAACCGCGCGATCGAGGATCAGGCGCGCGAGGAGAAGCCGGTCACGACCACGGTGGCCGAGACTCTGCAGTACGCGCTCGACATTTTCGGCAAAGCCGAGGATTTGCAGTTCTTGAAGAACTCGACCAATCGGCGCGCCGTCGGCACGGTCATGTGGAAGGGGCAGCCGCTCTTGACTGACATGCCGGTCGACCAGCTTCTCGGGCTCGAAGACCGTTTGGGCAAGCTTCGCCGGCTGTATGCCGAGGTGCCGACCTTGGATGCGACCAAGCACTGGCAGCAGGCGACGCAGTTCTCGACGCATATCTGGCAGACCGTGTACCCCGAGGACACGACCAAGACCGAAAAGCGCGTCGTGCCCGTGATCATGAGCGCGGCGACCAAGGAACACGCGGCGCAGATCCACGCCGTGCAGAAGGACGAGGTCGTTGGCAAGTACACGACGACCAAGCGTTCGGGTGCGGCCACGGCGCTGCAGAAGGCGGATGCGCTGAAGCGCATCGACGAGCTCCTGGTCGAGATCAAGCAGGCGCGTATGCGCGCGAACGAGACCGTGGTCGAACCAGGTGGGGTTGCGAACTTGCTCCTGCCGCTCCTCTTGGAGCCGTTCGCGACGAGTACTGAGAACCATCAGTAAGGTTTGGGAAAGCGTTATCGTTGTCGTTCGGGTCAAGGGATGGAGTTAGCGTCTTACCCAACAGCGATATCGTGAGGTGCGAGGTGAGTACTAAAAGTGGCTGGCAACATTTTGAAAAGGTTGAGCCAGCAACCTCTGGAAGCACGGGTTCGAATCCCGTCCCGGTCGCCCAGTGCGCGCGCCCAACGCGCACTCGGGACCGGGTCGTCTAGTGGCCTAGGGCACCGGAGTTATATCGTTTGCGTCAAGTAGCTCACTTGGTAGGGGTATCCGCAGGTGAGCCGGTACGGCAGCTACGCACGACCGGCCCCTGTCCAATTTGTTGAATCGAGAAGTTTATGAATTCTGAACAATCGATCGCCGTCGAGCCCCTCCTCGTGTCCGTGAACGAGGCGGCCCGTATCTTGGGATTTAGTCGTACGCGTCTATACCGGCACGTGCGCGAGGGCAACCTGAAGGTCACGCGCGACGGCGGCCGTACGTTCTTCACGATGAAGGAGCTGCGGCGGTTTGTGGAGAAGCGGGAGAACGACACGCGCTAAGCCACGCGCCGACCCCCGATTGCCACGACGTTGCCGCCGTCGCGGAGTTGATCCAAGTAATCGCTGTAGCGCTGCATCAATACCGTGCGCTCAGCAACCCGATCATGACGAGCGTAAATGCCGCGCACCTTGTTCGAGTCCTTATGCGCGAGCTGCAACTCGATATCGCGGGTATCGTAGCCCAAATCATGGAGCAGCGTGCTCGCGGTCGTGCGAAAACTGTGCGGCGTATGGATGCCTTCGCCGTACCCCAGTTTTTCGAGAGCCCACTGTAGCGTGTTGTGGCTGATTGGCTTGGTTGTGCTGCCGCGCGCCGGGAACATGAGATTGCCTTTGCCAGTAATGGCCTGCAGTTCCTTGAGGATCGCGATCGACTGCCGGCTCAATGGAACTAGATGGGGGCGCTTTGCCGCAGCCCCTCGGCCTTTCATGCGCTCCTTGGGAATTATCCACTGGGCATTGTCCCAATCGATTTCCTTCCATTCGCCACCACGAAGCGACCCTTGTCGCAAGAACACGTGAGGCAAAAGTTTGAGCGCTAGGCGTGCAACGCCGTCGCCGCCGTATCCTTCGATATCGCGCAGGAGTTCGCCCACTTCAGCCGGCGCCGTGATCGCGGGCAAGTGTTCGTCGCTATGACTCTTCAGAGCACGTTTCACGCTCGCCGCCGGATCTCCGCTCAGTCCAGGCGCGCCTTCGGCAAGCGCGAACTGAAACACCCGGCTCGCGAGATTTTGCGC